TTACTAGAGTCATTACAAATTATTTGCATAATTAACCTTTCTATTAATTAACTATAACTAATATAAGAAACTATGTAAATAAAGTCAATAATAAGTTTTGATAAAATTTAATAATAATGTTATTAATTTTTATAAAATGTTTTAGTATTACAATCGTAAAGTAAATCACCAGTTTTAGAAGAATAAATCTTATTCTCTTCTTTGTTTGGATAATATTTAGAATTTTGGCCAAGTGTAAAATACTTCACCATTTTTTCAAGTTCACCATTAAAATCTTTTCCTATTTTTTCAAGTGTCCCATAGAAGTAAGTTCCTGGCTTTTGTTCTTTAATTTGTGTAGGTTTTATTAAATCACTAACATCTGCGCCGCCAGTTTGTAACTGGCGGCGTCTGTATCTCTCATGTCTTTTTGTATTTTCGTCTTTTTCTTTTTCTATTTCTTCTCTCTCATTATACTTATCAGCAACTTTATAATACTCTTTTCTAAGCTGCTGCTCATACATTTCTCTCTTATCAACTTTTTGAATTATGTTTTTAGTTTTTGACATTTTTTCACCTATACCAGTTCACATCCACCAGACCCACAAGCTAGCTCGCCAGTTAAGTCTGTCATGTCTTCCATCTCTACAACACCAGTTAAATCTACATTTTTTAATGTTGAAAACATTTCATCAAATCTTTCTTTGTCAATAGTCTCAAATGGTGCTTGGACATAAGAACCACCATCATAAGGCAATACAGAAAGTCCATTATAACTATCTCTATTCTTCCACATCCATTCACCAATTTGCTCCCATTCTTCTGGCTTGATAGAAATAGTTCCACTTACATTGTTTGTATTGTTACCACTTCTATGCCCAACCTTAATCCACTGTTCGTGAATCATTTTTATTCTTTCTAATAGATCCATTGGTGATTCTGTTCTAATAGTTGAACCTTCGGGTGCTTGTTGAGGGATAGATACAACGGCCTGAATGTCTGGTTTGAAATAATCATCTTCAATAAGTTCTGGATGATTGATGTTGAGGTAAGTATAGATAGCTTCGTTCTTACCCAACCTCATTCTACGAACATAATAGTTATCATGCCAAGCGTGAATACCAGAACTACAACCCAACACACATGAAGTTGTACCAGATGGTTTTACTGTTGTAACTCTTGCAGCTCTATTGATACCAAGAAAATCTGCAACCTTCGCATTTTCTTCTGTGGCTGTTTCTGCTCCTTGAGTAATATCAATACTATCCAACTTGTTAGAAGCAATACCTGTCATACCTACACCAAGTAGTGCATCCTTCTCTGTTGTTCTACGCCAAATGTCACGTAGATAATGAAAGTCTGTGTATGATGCTTGTAGTGTTCCAATAAATGCAGCTGCTCGACAACGTGCATCAAAATCTTCTTGACTTTCTACATCAGAAACATTTATCTCACAAAGATTACAAAACTGAAATGGACGTAATGCAATTTCTGCACAAGGGTTAGTTCCATACTCTACATCGTTTGTAAAGTAAAATCCCGGCTCACCTGCATTTGATAACTCAATCTTCTTCCATAAGTCTAAAAACTCTGCCTTCTTTATTCTATGTCTTGCAAGAACTGCTGAATTATTAGCTCTACCACGTTGTGGGTTTTCTTCCCACCAAGAGCCAAACTTTGCACTCAACATCTGATCATCATCAAAAGAGAAAAGAGAAATCAAAGCAGCTCTACGAATACCACCAGCTAATACTGCGTCAGCAATATAACAAACCATGTCATGTGCTTCAATAGGTGTAAGTTGATCGCCATCGTCTTTTGCATCAAGAATCTTTTTAAGATTATGAATACAATCCTTTAATGGTTGAGGGCCAGGAGCCTTACCACCAGAAGTTACTAGTCTAGCTCCCTTTGGTCTAATGTCAGAATAGTCAAACTCTGGCAATGACGCTGTTCCTGTAAAATAAGCTTTTACTAATGCTTTTACTGCATCAGCCCAACCTTCAATAGAGTCACCAACTAAATATCTTCTCTTCTTAATTGGTTTTCTAATCTCTGGTAGTTTTTCTACATGATGTTTTTGTACTGAAAATCCAACACCACAACCACCTAACAACAGAAACATAACCTCACCAAATCCACGCCAATTATCAATGGGTAAGTATGAACAATTAAAAATCCTATTGGGGGACATTTCTATAGGTCTGCCAGCAAACTGCATACTTCTCATTGATGGTAAAACTTTCTTATCATACACAAACTTATAAGCCGATTCTATATCTGATAAAAACTCACTACCCTTTTCCTTGAACTTGTTTAGATGCATGTTCTTATTTCTATCTACAAGTTCTTCCCACGATTCCCGACGCTGTAACTCTGGATTGTATTTAGCGTATTTGTTGTGTACTGTAATGTCTGATAATATTTGCTGGGTTACATCCATATTTACTCCCCGTTATGTTCTTCAATAACCTCCCTTAGTAGGTTGTTGATGTGTTGGTTTAAAGTTATGTTTTCTCATGTTCTAATTGTATTTTTTCACTCATCTGTTGTTCTTACATCCTTTGCACTACGATAACCATCTTTGAAAAATCCTGCACCAAATTTGATGCCAGGTGGCGTGTAGTTTCTTCTTACATTGTCCGATTTATTGCAATTGGGACAATCTTGTTTTTTATATCTATCATAATCTTTGACAGAGATACTGACTTCAAATTTTTCTTCACATTTATCACAAACAAAATCATAAGTAGGCATTAGATACTTTTTATTCCTTCTTTTTCCACCCTATGAATAGTTTCTATGTTACCATTATCATAACACAAATTTACTTCAAATTCAACCTCTTCATTAGTGTTTAATCTTTCCTTCTCAATTAAATTGTTGGCCATACGCACAACATCATCTCTTTTTGCATTAACTCTGTTTACACTATACATGTGATCAACTCTTGTGTCATTATTACCCCAGCGTCTTGTTCTTGTTATAGTAAATCTTTCCATTATTCACCGTCCTTAAAACTTTGATATAAACTACTCATCTTATTTCTTCCATTATTATTAAGTAAATCAGTTAATTTATTACTTGCCGTAAAACCACTAGGAACATCGTCATTGAGTTCAATAAAGCTTCTTTCAGGCTGCATAACAATGTTATAATTGACATTAGCACTACCCATACGATTCTTACCAACGTGAAATTTACGTTGTGAGAATGTGCCAAAGAAATCAACTACATGAGCCTTGTTGATTGCCTCACCAACCTTATCAATAGTAATAACGTCATCATTGAATCCTTCACGATTACTTTGTGTTGCTGTCCAAATTGGCATCTTTATCTCCATAGACAATGCCCTTAAATCCTCAAAAACACTCTCTAACTCAAATCTCTTTTGATCATAGCCTCTCCTTGACTTCATAAGATCACCATAATCAATTATAATTAAATCTGGATCAAATCCATTAGATATCAACCGGCCGATGTGGAACTTAATAGTATTAATAGTGGCCACTTTTGGTGGATACTCTTTTATAAAAAGTTTACCACCATTAAATTCGGTCAAGAGACCTTCCGCTTCAGAAATTCTTGAGGTGAGATCCTTTGTCGGTATACCTGTGATTCGACTATCGTAGCGATTACCAACATGGGTTTCCGAAAGCTCAAATGTATAATGAACAACATTCTTACCCGCCGCTAAAGCACCATATCCAAAATTAACCAACATAAAGCTTTTTCCGCCGCCTGTTGGTGCCATGACAACACCCAACTCCCCAGAAGCCAAACCACCATCAAGAATCTCGACTCCATCTAAAAGTGGGAATCCAGTTGGAATAGCGGCTCTGGTGTGTATCTTTCTTCGCGAAGAAAAACTATTAAAGAAATCTTGACCTAAATCTTGATCAGTGGTTATCTTTAAACTATTTTCAATTACGCTTTGAATCTCATCATACTTACCTTCTTTCAACAATTCTGCTGATCTTAAAATTGCAGACTTCATGGATTGGTTCTTACAAAACTCTGTGGCCTTATCTTTAGCGTATTCTATTTCCTGTCTATTAACTCTAGATTGTATCTCAACCAAAACATCTAAAGTTTCTTCCTTTAGCTCATTATCAGGCATTGACGCAATCTCTACTTTCAATGTCTCATAAGTAGGTGGTTGATTATACTTGTTAAAAAGTTTTCTCAACTCATTCCAAACAAGCCTATGGGCATCTGTTGTAAAATAATCTTCCTTTAATGACTCAAAGGATTTTTCAAAAAAGTTCCTATCGGTAAACAATCCTTGAATTACATTGTTTTGAAATCCAACACCAAACGACTCAAATGAATCTTTATTTGTCAACTTGTCTTCTCCTGCAAAAAATTATTAATACTTTGGGGGATTATCTTAATACACACAATAAAACTTTTACACCTTAAGAGTAGAAAAAATAGAAACCCAATTATCTAAACTATTAGGCGACACATCTTCCTCTAAGAGAGTTAATCTAAACTTATATGAATTAAATTTAGGAACATCTTTATCATAAGATCCATTTATATCATCGATAGATGTCATTGATATATCCAAGTCTTGTAATTGGACAATACTATAATTTAATTTAATTAAATCTTCATTCTCAACATACTTTTGATACTTCTTTTCACTACGGCCTTTTGCCCAATCTATAAAATCACCTGCATCATAACCTTTCTTATTATCCCACAGAAGATGTATTTGTCTTCGGGCTGTTTTTTCACCGATACCTTTCACACCTTGTATGTTGTCACTCTTGTCGCCAACAACAGCCTTGAGTAAGGCATAATTTGGCGGATGAATGTTTTCTTTTTGGTGCATCCACTCTAAGTCAATAAATTCACCCTCTTTGTTAATTTTTGTTTTTACTGGCCGGAAAACACTGGTATTCTCATCTACTAATTGTAGGTAGTCTCTATCTGTGCTAACAATTACTTTTTGACGATCTTTAATTACTTGTTTACACATATAGGCTATAACATCATCAGCCTCTAAATACTTTACTGCAATTTGTCTGACAGGCAGGAGATCTAAAGTTTTTTTTAGGATATTTAGTTGTCTGGCGAATGCCTCTTTCTCGGTCTCATCTGAGGTCTCAAACCCCCTTCTCATCCCCACCATCTTGCGGCCACGTTTGTAGTCCTCCAACTTCTTTCTACGTTTCTGTGACGATCCTGCACCTTCCCAAGCTACTACAACCTCATCGGGGTTAAACCTATTAATATAGCTCTGTAATGCATTCAGGCTTCCATAAAATCCACCTACGTGTTCTCCATTATCATTGGTCAAAGGAATAGAGGAAAAACACCTACAATACAAATTTAGCAAATCAATAAGCAACACAGGCTTTTTAGACATTTAAAACTCCTTTTATAGTAGGGTAAAGTTATAACCTTTATTTGTGGTATAATAACACTTTTTTACACCATAGTCTTGCATTATTTTATAGCAAGACCCACAAGGATGTGCAGGCTTTAATAAACCATTTTTATCCTCTCTGTATACATACATCTTTGATCCAACAATGTTATCTTCGTAACGATAAGGATTGACTCTTAATAAAACATCAAGCTCTGCGTGAATGCTTTGAGCAAAAAAATCATAATGTTTTTTAATCATGGGATGGCTTTTATCTTTATTAAAACCAGTAAAAACTTTTCCATTCTTTAAAATCAATACCGTTCCAAATCTTGTTCCATGCAAACTCTTTAAACATTCATTTCTTGCTATTCTAAACCACTTATCACTAATTACTTCTTTAATAACTTCTGCATTGCTCATTCAAAACCTTTAATTTTAACATCTACAAATATAAGAAAAGAAACTTTGTTTGTCAAGAACTATTTTAAAACAACACTAATTTATCATCACAAACATTTTTATTAAGTTTTACAACTTTTATGCTAGCGTTTTTGTATCTATAAGAGGGAGTTCCAGGCGATTCCAAAATGTCAATATAGTTTATAAATCTTGGATGCATTGTATCTCTTACTTGGTAAA